CGGAATCCGGTCTTGGGACACTTAAGAAGAGTGTTGTTAAGGAGTTCCTTCTCAGAATAACCAGACAGTATGGTGTTGAGATTACGGATGCCCAACTGGAGAACCTGATCGAATCCGCTGTGTATGCCATGAAACAGGAGGGACAAAAGTGAAGATAGTACAGGCTATTCTGAATAAGAATCCGTGTTATACGGCAAATAGAAAGATCACCGTAAAAGGACTGATGTTACATTCGACTGGGTGTCCCCAGCCGAAGGCATCGGTCTTTCTTAATTCATGGAACAGTCCGGCACATAAGAATTCCTGCGTCCATGCCTTTATCGATGGTAATGATGGAACAGTGTACCAGACACTTCCGTGGAATCACAGGGGATGGCATGCCGGGGGGAGCGCAAATAATACCCACATCGGAGTGGAAATGTGTGAACCCGGATGCTTTCATTATACTGGCGGATCAACGTTTGAGTGCACTGATGTGAATGCGGCAAGAACTGTTGCAAGACGGACTTATGAATCAGCAGCAGAATTATTTGCCATGTTATGCGTGATGTATGATTTGAATCCAATGGCAGATGGTGTGATCATCAGCCACAGCGAGGGGTATAAAAGAGGCGTGGCATCCGGTCATGCAGACCCGGAGCATTTATGGAGCCAGCTGGGACTTCCCTACACCATGAATACTTTCAGGGAAGCTGTGCGGATAAAGATGAAAGAAAATATGCAGGATTTATCGGAAAAGGATATCTGGGACTTCGTGTTTTCCAAGATCGGTAATGCTTATGGCACAGCCGGACTGATGGGTAACCTTTATGCAGAAAGCGGTTTAAAAGCTGCGAATCTGCAGAACAGTTTTAATAAGAAACTGAACCTTTCTGATGAAGAATACACAACACTTGTGGATAGTAACAGCTATCCTGATTTCATTACGGATAAGGCAGGGTACGGTCTGGCTCAGTGGACATACCATACAAGAAAGCAGAAACTGCTAAATTATGCAAGGCAGAAGGGAACATCCATCGGTGACCTGGAGATGCAGCTGGAGTTTTTGAGCATGGAGTTGAAAGGATACAAAGTGGTATATCAGACACTTTGCACAGCAGCTTCTGTAGAAGAGGCAGCGATAGCAGTCCTTACGGGATTTGAAAAACCTGCAGATCAAGGCACAGCTGTACGGAAGAAAAGAACAGAGTATGGTCAGATGTTTTATGAAAAATATGCAGGGAATGCAACAGGAAATTCTGTTCCATTTAAGGTAAAAGTGGAAATACCCGACTTAAATATCCGTACGGGAGCAGGAACCAATTATCCAAAGACAGGAAAACATACGGGGACTGGGGTATTTACGATTGTGGAGATACAATCTGGACAGGGAGCCAGAAACGGATGGGGAAAGCTGAAAAGTGGTCTTGGCTGGATATCTCTTGATTATGCTGTGAAAATTTAATATGTTGCACTAAGCCTATGGGGAAATTGATACCTCATAGGCTTTATTTTTTTACTAAAATCTTATGAGTATATAGTCCTCGAGTAAACTACCGCCCATTTTTCTGTTCTGTGTCCATCGGATTGTGAAGGGAAAACAAAATGATGTGAAAACAGGAAAATACTTGTTTTCTGTACTTACCCAGATAGAAGAGAAGACAGCATAACGGTTATTCCCTTCCATTATCGGAGGTGTTTCACATGAATGATATGCAGCGAACACAGGTAGCGGAACTGCGAGCAAAAGGATATAGCTATGGAAAAATATCACTGGTTTTAGGGATAAGCACAAATACAGTTAAGACATTCTGTAAAAGAAACGGATTGGGAGGTATTGCAGAAAGACAATTTGAAACCAGAGAGAAGAGTCATTTTTGTTTGTGCTGTGGCATTCCGGTTATTCAATCACCAGGGAGAAAAGAGAAGAAGTTCTGTTCTGATAAGTGTCGGAATAAATGGTGGAATGCTCATTTGAATCAGGTGAATCGGAAAGCATCATATGATTTCGTGTGCCCGTGTTGTAAGAAGCCTTTTCGGGTTTATGGAAATAAGAACAGGAAATATTGTTCCCATGAATGTTATATCAAAGATCGTTTTGGAGGTGACAGTCATGACAAGTGAGCAGATACAAAATGAAGTAATGTATCAGGGAACCATGCTTGTGGCAAAACACCTTCTGAATCAGGGCATTATTTCAGATGATGAGTACGAGCAAATTGATACAATGTTCCGGCAGAAATACGCCATATCTTTGTCTACATTATTTACCGATATCCGCTTGATAAAGTTCGGAAGTTACGGGAATATAGCACACTGACAAGGAGGTTTTTTATGGCAACGGTACGCAGAATTGAACATGTTATTTCAAGACAGCATACGAAAAAAAGGGTAGCTGCTTATGCCAGAGTATCAATGGAAACAGAACAGCTTCATCATTCCCTTTCTGCCCAAATTAGTCATTACAATGTTTTAATACAGAGCAATCCAGAATGGGAATATGTAGGCGTTTATGCTGATGAAGGTATCACAGGAACAGCCACAAAGAACAGAGATGAATTTAAAAGGCTGATGGCAGACTGCGATGCCGGAAAGATAGATCTTGTGCTTGTAAAGTCAGTCAGCCGATTTGCAAGAGACACGGTTGATACCTTGAAAGCTACAAGACATCTGAAGGATTTAGGCATTGACGTTTATTTTGAAAGAGAGAACATTCATTCTATATCAAAAGAGGGAGAACTTCTTCTTACACTCTTGGCTGCATTTGCACAGGCAGAGAGCCGGAGCATATCTGAAAACATAAAATGGTCCATCAGAAAAAAATTCAAGTTAGGCATTCCAAATGGTAATAAAGCACCTTATGGGTATGAATGGAATGGTGACAGCTTCAGCGTTATTCCAGAGCAGGGCGAGGTTGTAAGGGAAATCTATGACAGATACCTTGCTGGAGAACCTGCTTACAGCATAGCAAAGGGTCTGGCAGAGAAAGGTGTAAAGGGACAGAGTGGAGTACCGATGGATGATTCCACCATCAAGAATATCCTTTCAAGCCTTTCTTACACAGGAACCATGTTACTTCAGAAGAATTTCTTCACGGAAGGGCATAAACGAAGAAAGAATAAAGGCGAACTTCCAATGTATGCTGTGGAAGAAATGTTTGAGCCTTTGGTATCAGAGGCAGATTTTGAAAAGGCACAGCAGATCATGAAGGACAGAGCCGAGGCAATGCCAAACAGGAATCCAAAGCTGACAGCATTCTCAGGAATTGTAAAGTGTGCTAATTGCGGGTGTTCTATCAGCAGACGGACATCAAAATATGGAAAGAAGTGGATTTGTAACACGAAAGAACGGAAAGGTAAGGCAGTATGCGACTTCCAGGATGTTTATGAATCAGAACTGGAAGATGCAGCCACAAAAGCATTAAGCCTTGATGGATTTAATGCAGATGAGGTTAAGAGCCGGATTGCACTTATCACAATCGATAATGCCTATATCACACTTCGAATGAAAAATGGTACAAGCAGACAGGTCCTTAGAAAATACAAAAAGGGCTACAGCGGTTTTTCTACACGGCTGTTTTGTGGATGCTGTGGGGGAATGCTTGAGGCAGATACTTGGAATATGGGACCTGCCGGAAAGAAAACAAAATATAAGGTATGGGTATGCAGAAACTGTTCTGCTCCAAGGGAATTTGACAGTACATTCAGAAAAGCCACACAGGAATTTTTTCATGAAGAACAGTGTGACGGATTATTTGCACAGAATATAGAAAAAGCCATCAATTACGATGAAAAAATAGAGTTTTATTACAAGAAAGGCGAGGTGGTAACATGGCAAAAAGAGTAACCACGATACCTGCTACGCTGAACAGATTTGATTCCAGACCATTGCAGAGCGTAAGGAAAAGAAGAGTTGCAGGTTATGCCAGAGTTTCAACAGACTCAGAGGAACAGGCAACAAGTTATGAAGCGCAGGTGGATTACTACACAAGATACATTAAATCAAATCTCGACTGGGAGTTTGTAGGAATATATACGGATGATGGTATCACGGCAACTAATACCAGTCACCGTGATGGATTCAAGCAGATGGTTGAGGATGCACTCGCAGGTAAGATAGACCTTATCATTACAAAGTCCATCAGCCGATTTGCAAGAAATACGGTGGATTCGCTTGTGACGGTGCGTGAACTGAAGGAAAAAGGCATAGAAATTTATTTTGAAAAAGAGAATATCTGGACACTTGATGCCAAGGGAGAACTGCTGATTACCATCATGAGTTCACTTGCACAGGAAGAATCAAGATCCATTTCAGAGAATACCACATGGGGAAAAAGAAAATCATTTGCTGATGGAAAGGCGAGCGTTTCTTTTTCCAGATTCCTTGGGTATGACAGGGGACCGAATGGCGAGTTTATCATCAATGAAAAGCAGGCGGTCACAGTAAGATATATTTACAAAAGATTTCTTGAAGGACTTTCCACTTATCAGATAGCAAAGGAACTGACCAAAATGGGAGTAAAAACTGCTGCAGGAAAAGATAAGTGGTATACAAGTTCGGTTCTCAGCATTCTGAAGAATGAAAAATACAAAGGTGATGCATTACTGCAGAAGTCTTTTACTAAGGACTTTTTAACACATAAGCGAGTTGATAATAAAGGCGAAGTGCCACAGTATTATGTGGAAGGACACCATGAAGGCATTGTGACAGCCGACCAGTTCGAGCAGGTGCAGGCAGAACTTTACAGAAGGCAGAATATGGACAGGTACAGCGGAGTTGGATGCTTTTCTTCCATAATAGAGTGTGGAGAATGTGGTTCGTGGTACGGAGCCAAGGTCTGGCATTCCAATGACAAGTACAGGCGGGTAATCTACAGATGCAATAAGAAGTATGGGAAAGGCTGTAAATGCAAAACACCACATATCACCGGAGATGAAATCAAGGAAATGTTCATCAAGGCAGCAAATGAACTGTTTTCTGAAAAGGATGAAATCATAGAAAACACAAAGACAATGATGGATATGGTTTGCAATACGGATGACCTTGATAAGGAATTAGGTGATAAGGTCGCAGAACTGAATATTATTGCAGAGCAGATGCAGACAGCTATAGCTAGGAACAGCCGGACAGCACTTGACCAGAATGAATATGAGAGAAGATATGCTGACCTTACCGAAAGGTACAATACCATCAAAGTAGATTATGACAAGATTTCAGAACAGATTGAAAGCAAAAAGGCTCAGAGAGAATTATTCAAGGGATTCATCCGTGCGTTGGAAAAGCAGGGT